ATGATACCTCTGAAAAATAGTATTTGACAAGTTATCTAAAAGCAGATATAATTCTTTGTAATAGATGTACTTATGGAACCAAAATGCCTAAGTTAAAACGTGATGTAGTAAAGTATGTTCGAGATAAGGCAAAATCACGATATAAGAAAGGCCCGGAATGCCATATCTGTGGAACAAAAACCCAGTTAGATTTCCACCATTATTATAGTTTAACAGCGTTGCTAAATAATTGGTTGTTGAATAACAATTTGAATCCTCAGTATATACAAGCACTTCGGGAAGATTTTATTGACGAGCATGAAGATGAGTTATATGTTCACGCAGTAACTTTATGTAACATGCACCACAAGCAACTCCACTCGATTTACGGTAAAGAACCCTCACTGGCAACAGCAGAAAAGCAGATGCGGTGGGTACAAATACAAAGAGAAAAACATGGCATGGTATGATAGAATACTCGGTAGAAAAATAGAGGTAGAAGAAAAATTAAATCCTATTCAATCCTATCTTGGTGCAGGTAGTCAAACCTCTAGAGAGTTTACAGATAAGTATGAAACATACTATGAAAATTTAGAAGTTGTAAACCGCGCAGTAAACATGGTTGTAGATGACTGCGCAGAAATTCCAGCAATTGTTGCGAGACTATCTACACCCGGAGTTATAAAAGGACTGAAAAGAGCAAAGGTTGATAATTTACTAAATACTCAACCTAACCCTTTTCAAGATATTAATACTTTTAAGCGTAATCTTATAACAGATTATCTTTTAGATGGAAACATTTTTATTTACTACGATGGAGCACATCTCTATCATGTACCAGCAGATACAGTTACAATACATGGTGATTCAAAAACTTATGTTGAAAAGTATACTTACAATGACGTTGATTACTCTCCGAATGAAATTATTCACATAAAAGAAAACTCATTCCACGATATTTATCGTGGAGTATCACGACTGAAGCCTGCAGTACGAACGATGCAGATCATGTCACAAATGAGAGCTTTTCAAGATAACTTTTTCAAGAACGGAGCAGTTCCAGGTTTAGTACTAAAATCACCGAATACTTTATCTGAAAAAATTAAAGAAAGAATGTTACAGTCTTGGCAGGCAAGATACAAGCCAGACGCAGGAGGTCGCAGACCTCTTATACTTGATGGCGGTATTGAAGTAGATACATATTCAAATGTAAACTTTAAAGAACTCGACTTTCAAGATGCTATTGACAAGAATGAAAAAATTATATTGAAAGCTGTCGGAGTACCTCCGATAATGTTAGACTCAGGTAACAATGCAAATATTCGACCAAATATGCGTTTGTATTATTTGGAAACAGTATTACCAATTGTAAGAAAATTAAACTTTGGTCTGAGTAGATTTTTTGGGTTTCCGATTACAGAGGATATTTCAGATATTCCTGCATTGCAGCCCGAGCTAAGAGATGCTTCAGCATATTATACCTCTCTTGTGAATGGTGGCATTATTACTGCAGCCGAAGCTCGTGAAAGATTAGGGTTCCCAGAAATAGAAGGCACAGAAGATATTAGAATACCTGCAAACATAGCAGGAAGTGCAGGAAACCCATCAGAAGGCGGACGACCAACAGAAGAGGATGAAGAATAATGGCAGTAACTAGAGGTAAAAAATTAAAAATTGTAAAACAGCTTGGAATGTTTTTTGCAGAGATAGGATATATTCCTAATCGTAAAGAATACTCCCAGATGAAGAATCGACCCAAGTTTCTTACTGTAAAAGAGATTGATAGAATATGTAAGTCTTGGACTCATATGTTATCTATGCTTGAAAAAGAAACTAAGGATTTATGGGAGTTGATTCATCAAAAGCCTACCATTGAAGAAAAAATGGAAAAGGCACAAGCCGCAGTAGCGGAAAAAGAGGATGATTATGACGAACAAGATGTTTAATTTAACGTCTACCTTCAAATCACAAACTACCGAAGATGGAAGTGTAATGATTCGTGGCATGGCAAGCACTGTGGATTTTGATCGCGCGGGCGATACTATCTCTGGAGATGCTTGGATGAAAGGTGGACTGAAAAATTTTGAAAAAAATCCCATAATTCTTTTTAATCATGACTATAACCGACCCATAGGTCGTGCAACCGGCATAAAAGCTGGACCGAACGGGTTGGAACTAGAAGCAAAGATTAGTAAGGCAGCAAAAGATGTTGTAGAACTAGTTAAAGACGGTGTCCTTGGAGCTTTTTCCGTAGGTTTTCGAGTAAAGGACGCTGATTATTTAGAGGAAACCGACGGATTAAAGATAAAGGACGCTGAGTTGTTTGAAGTATCAGTTGTATCGGTACCATGCAATCAAGCAGCAACCTTTTCTCTGGCGAAGTCTTTCGATTCTGAGCAGGATTATGAAGACTTCAAAAAAACTTTTAAAAGCGAGGAAGTATCCTCTTCAAAGGAGATAGATATGTCGGAAGCACAAACTCCCGAAATCGACTTGGAAGCTTTTGCTAAGAAGGTAGCAGAGGAAACTGCTGCAAAAATCAGCATGAAGCAAGCCGAGCAAAAAGCTGCAGATCAGGCAGAGGCAGAAAAAACTGCTGAAGCTGAAGCTGCAAAAGCTGCACAAGATAAAGAAGTGCAGACCAAGATTCGATCTGGTATCGAAACTGGTGCTGAAAAGCTCGTTGCAGACTTACAAAAAGAGTTTGCAGATGAGAAAGCAAATACTGCAGAAGTTATCGAGAAGTATAAGAAAGATCTCGAAGAAAAAGCTGCTGAGATTGAAGCAATTCAAAACAGCAAGCGTGACTTCTCAGGTCGCAGCGGAACAGGTGATATGTCCAAGTTTGGCCAGGAGTTTCTCCAAGCCAAGGTTCTTGGTGCAATCACTGGAAAAGGTTATGAGACTCAGTTCTCTAAGGATCTTCTTGAAAAAGCAGGTGTTGACTACACAGCAACTACCGCTGCTGGTATCGATGTAATCGTATCTCAGCAGTTCGAAGAAGAAGTACGTCAAGCACAGAAAGTTGCTCCTCTCTTCCGAGAGATTGCAGTTTCTTCTGGCGCAACTGTACTACCCTTGGCACCAGACGCAGGAGCGGCAACGTTCAGCGGGGCTGGAATTGGTGACTCTTCTAACCAACTCTCTGATGCAGGTGACAACAACTACACCGTAAGTCAGGTAATCTTACAAGCTCACAGACTGATCGCTGGTACTTACATTTCAAATGACACCGACGAGCAGACTGTTGTAACTCTTTTGCCAATCGTTACAAGTGCACTTGCAAGAGCGCACGCGATTGCAATTGACTCAGCAATTCTTGTAGGTGCAGGTGCTGCTAACATTTCAACCGGTCTTACTGGAACAAACGGAACTGATAACACTTCTGGTTTCGCAACTGTTTCTGGTCTTACTGCACTTGATGCATCAGGCACGGATGAAGTTACCCCAGCTAACCTTCTTGCACTCCGAAAGGAAATGGGCAAGTATGGTCTCGACCCATCCCGTGTAGCATTCATTGTTCCAACTGACGTATACTACGAGTTAATCGATGCGTCCGGCTTCACTGACGTGACAGAAGTAGGATCTGATCTTGCTACTAAGCGAATCGGTGTTGTTGGATCAGTATTCGGTTCACCAGTTGTAGCAACTGACCAGTTAGCTCAGAACTTGGGTGCAGGCGGAGCAGTAACTACTTCTGCAGCGCTCGCAATCAATGTTGATAACTATGTAATACCTCGACTCAAGGGTGTAAGCATAGAAACTGAGTACAGTGTTAAAGATCAGCAGAATGTGATTGTAGCATCACAGTCTCTCGGATTTAACGAGCTGTTCGCTAACGCTGGATCTAACAAGCCATCAATCTTCTGGCCTTACCAGTAATCGATTGATTGTTTTACTAACCTGGGGGAGGTTTTCCTCCCCCAAGTTTTTACTAAGGGACTTAGTATGGCTGATTTAATAACACTAGCGTCATACAAAGATGCAGAAGGGTTAAGTACTCCAAAAGAGGATTTGCGTATTTCTGCACTAATTCCATCTGTAAGTCAATTAGTAAAAACTTATTGTGCAAATTCATTTGTAGATTTTTATTCAAGCAATAAAACAGAAACATTTAATATTAACTGGGGAACCCACGTTGTTCAATTAACTGAAAGCCCTGTTAATAGTATTGTAAGTGTTAAAGAACGAGCAGACTACGGAAGTAGCTATGCTACACTTACAACAGGAGCATTTGAGTATTTTTTAGACTTAGATACTGATAGTGTTTTTCGTACTACAAGTGCAGGATATAAAAATTGGGCAAAAGGAGTGGGAGCAGTAGAGGTAGTATATCGCGCAGGTTATAGTGCCGTACCCGAAGACTTAAAACTCGCAGTTGTTGACTTAATTACTTACTACTTAAAGGATGAGCATAAACAACGAAGAGTAATGGCAGGAGCAAGTATACAAAATTCTGCGAGTACAACACAACAAAATAACGTGGCATTTCCTGACCATATTAAGCGAGTCTTAGACTTGTACAAGAATTATTAATGAGTACAAGAGCATTAGAAGCTTTTTTGGAAGATTTAGCACATAGTCTAGAAAAGGCACCGGACTTTAGAAATGACTATAATTTACAGCCGCATACGTTTATTTTTACACCAGGTCGTCTTGCTACACAAATGAAAAGAGCTGCAAAAAAATCGTCCGAGGACGGTTGGAATGTAACAAAAGAAGACAATATGTATATTGAAGAAGCAGCAAAAAGACACGGTAAAACACTAGTTACATATGTAAAAACACTGGGCGGAAAGTCATATGGTAGTGGTAGAGGTGGGGTAATTCTTGAGTTTACAACATCTACAGATCAAGAAGTATTAGCACCAATGTGGATGCGAAAATATCCTAATATGCCTAGGATACTTGATCAGAATAATATTTACCAAAAGTTAAAGTCATCATACTCTGATGTAATTGAAGACTTTTTTACAGATGTACAAAACTATTTTAAATCTCAAGGCGAATATACAAGCAAAAATACAAATAGAAAACGTAAAAAAGCCTTAAGAACAGCAAGAGGTAATTTAGCAACAAGTGCAGGAAGTGTTTTACAAGCAGGTCATTTACATGGTGCAGGTGTTCTCGAAACTACAATGAGAAATATTTTCAAGAGCACATACGATCAACACTCAACAGCACTAGAAAAGGAAGGTTATGCACAAGCAAAAGATGTGCAAAGTAGAATGGAAAAGATGGGATTCAACTTTTCTGTTGTAAGAGCAGATGACGGCGAAGGCTTTATTATCATGCTAGAAGATAGAGCTGGAAATAATTTAATGGGACAATCTGCAAAAGCAGCAAAAAAAGAATTTATTCAATTACTAAAGGAAGGTCTGTCTCAAGAAAAAATAGAAAAAATAGAAGGATCAGACTCAATTGTTTCTCGTAATAGAAAATTAATCATTAAAGATTTAGAAAGACATTTTCGAAGAAATACATTAGTTAGTAGAATAAAAGTAGAGGATACAACACTAAAAGCCTCAACAAAACGTAAAGTTTCAAAAATAGTTGGAAAACCAAAAATTTTACCTGCAAAACAATTGGAAATGGGAAAAATGCCTGCAATTGCAGCAGGACGAAAACGACAAGAGAAAAGACCTCCGGGTCCAAAAATGAATTTAGCGGGTATTTTAGGAGTTATAAATCAACAACTTCCAGATAGAGTTACTAAAAATATGGGAGATCCTCGACTTGAAAATAGAACGGGAAGATTTGCAAATAGTGTACGTGTAACAGACATTGCAACAACAGCACAAGGATTTCCTAGTATTGGATTTACTTATGCAAAAGAGCCTTATCAAGTTTATGAAACAACAAGTGGCTCTCGTTTTGCAGACGCATTTAGAGATCCTAGACCTTTAATTGACCAATCAATAAGAGAAATTGTAGCGCAATTTGGATTAGGAAGATTATATACTAGGAGAGTGTAGTGACTTCGAGAACTTATTCATCACGAAGAAAAAATATTGTTGATGCTCTTGTCACTAAGTTAAAAACAATAAATGGTCAAGGTGCTTTTCTAACTGATGTAGGAGAAAATGTTCATCCACGGCTTAAATTTTGGGACGAGGTTGATGAATTTCCTGCAGTGCACTTAAATGCAGGAAGTGAGACTCGAGAATATCGAGCAGCCCATGTAAGAGATAGGTTTCTATCAATAACAATTCGAATGTATGTTCAAGAGGAAGACTCACAAGAAGCCTTAAATGAACTAATGGAAGATGTAGAAACTGTTATTGAAGACAACTCAAGATTGCAGTATACTGACAAAATGAATATTGTTCATTATACTCATCAAATCACAGTCATCAGTTTAGATACGGATGAAGGTGTGCTAGAACCACTAGGAGTCGGAGAAATGCTTATAGAGGTTCGTTATTAGGAAAATTCTGACACGAATAAAAGTTCACGATCAGTCTTTTCAAGTTTCATAGTTAGGAGAATACTATGGCTGAATTTTTACATTTTAGTAGAGACTCGAGACTCTATATGGAAAAAGATGGCTATCTTTGGTCTATTCCAGTGCTTGATGGATTTAGTTTTTCACAGGCAACGAATGCATCAGAAATAACCTTGAACGAGATGGAAGACTCTGTTGGACGTTCGCGAAGAGGTCGTAAAATGTTTACCGACTCCTTGTCCGCTGCAGAGTGGTCTTTTTCTACATATGCTCGCCCTTTCCGAGCGGCTGCAGGTGTCAATGAAGACGGCACTGGTAGAGCTAGCCGACAGGCAACATATAAAGAAGTTCACGCTGTTGAAGAAGCCCTTTGGGTTGCAATGGCAGGTAAAAACGTCTATAATCGTGATGGTAGTACTTTTGTTCATGATCCAGCTCTTGGTGGATCTATTTGTTCTTTCACCGCAGTAAATGCTAGTGGAGACGCTGATCTAGCGGATGCACAGTATGGTGCTGGTACTTATACCTTTAACGTTGGTATTGGACAAAATAGTACTGGCATTACATATGCAGGAGGCGGAAAGCAAGGTGTAAACGCTGTTGTGCAAGTAACAGTTGCTGGAAGTGGTGCCTCTGCCGCAATTAAATTTACAGAAACTGGACAGAAGTTTAGATCTGGAGAAACAATAGTTATTGATGGTGATCAACTTGGAGGCTCAGGCACTCGAGATGATATAACAATTACCCTCTATGCAGACAGTTATCAACATTTTACAAATCTTGCTGCAGACGCTCAAATCTCTCCTTCAGGTACTCCAGCAAAAACAGTAAATACAGTTGGAAGCTCTTCAGCAGACACTGACTTTAATGCACTGGTTCAAGGGGACAACACTACCGCAGGAACAACTGATGGTGCAACAGAAGCTAGAATTAACTTTTTAGATTCTAATAGATCATCTCTTGGTACTTTTAACTTGTACTTTATTCTTTCAGATAGAAGTGCAGGACGTCTAATTTATCGACTCAAAGATGCTGTTGTAAATGAAGCATCAATTGACTTTGATATTGACGGTATTGCAACAATCAACTGGTCAGGATTTTCTGGACAGATTGATGATGTAAGTCCTGGACAGATTACTGGTTCTAAGGCGGACGTATGGACAGCATCAACTACTGCACCGACTATTACGGCTGATAAGCAATTCTGGATTAAAACAGACGCATCAGATAGAGTATATGTTTCTAATCATGAAAGTTCAGGAAGTGCTACAAATGTTATTGATGCTTCTGGAGATAATGCAGCAACTGTCATGGGCTGGCGTCCTGCAATAACAGAGGGAACAGAAGATACTGGTAACTTTATTCGTAATAGACTTACTCAGTTAACTCTTGCCCCAGAAACAACATTCCAGGCTGGCACTACATTTACTGACCAAAATGGTAATACAGGCCAGACATACGAAACTTCGTATCAGGTTGCACTAACAGGTGGAAATGTTACTATTAGTAATAATATTAGCTTCTTAACTCCTGAAGAAATTGGTAAGGTTAACCAGCCAATTGAACACGTAACTGGTACTCGTACTGTCACAGGAAGTTTAACTTGTTATCTTGGAAGCTCTGATGCTGCTACAAACAAAGTTACTAACTTGTTTGCAGACTTGGTGAACGATACAAGCACTGTTATTAACAAGTTTGATATCAAACTTCAAGTAGGCGGAACAGCAGTTGGACCAAAACTTGAACTTCAACTTCCCACTGCTCACTTAGAAATTCCATCACATTCTATTGAAGATGTAATTTCACTTGAAACTAATTTCCATGGCTTAGGAACGGGAGTTGGTGAAGGAGACGAAATTAAGATTATATATAAAAACGATGCAGTATAGTAAAAATAGTTCTTGACATTACTGTTGTTTTGACATATAATATAGGAAAAGATAGGGGCTCTTTTGAGCCCCTTATCATATAACTGGACAACGAAATGCCGCGACAGGGATATACATTTTTAAAAGAAGACGTTGAGGTTCACGTTGTATATAACGGGAATCAACAAAGAATAGACATAAGTGAAATTTCTTTTAGTCAAACTTTTAGAGAAAGTAGTTACCCAGTAAAAACATTACAAAGTCAGTCTAGTTTTGAAGGTTCTGTGATTAATACTGCAAATCCTGCAAATTTTTCACTGAACGTACCGTTAACAAGAGAAACACGAAATAAAATAATTTTTGATCGTCTTCTCGATACAGCAACATTTGATTTATACATTTCCTCTCAGCATGATGTATATAAACTAGAGACGTGTGTCATTCAATCAGGTAATTTTCAGATTAATAGATCTAGACCCCTGAGATTGAGCGTTGAAGGTGATGCATCGAAGCTATCTAAATTTGTTTCGGACGAAACAAACTTCACTTCTAGTGAAATGCAAAACTCTCTTATTAATCGACGCGTTCTTCTTGTGGGACAAGGCGATGTAGACTTTACAACAATAGGATCCGTAAATAATGAAGTAGGAACAATATTTACTGCTAGTGCAAATATTGGTTCAAGTACTCCTACTCTGAGACCTGCTCTTCCGGGAGCCATGGATGCAGCTGGAATTACTTTAAATAATATACTAACAACTACGTATAATAGAGGAGTAATTGATACGATAACAATTGGAGGAGGAATAGATCTTTCTTCCAGTGTTGTTAGTTTAAATTTAGAGCTACAGAATGATATTACATGGAACAAGAATACTACATTACAAGGAGCACTCTCAGCGACTAGTGGAGCAACTTCAATGTTTCCAACTAGTTTTACAGTAGGAACACGAATTTTAGCAGGATCAATTCGAGTAAATTATGATCCTGGAGCAGGAAATTGGGGAGATTGGAACTCAGATAGTGCTTTGGATCTAAAAGTAGGACAAACGGTAGGCGGGGTGTTTTATGGTATTCGAGTAAATTTAGCAAATGTTACATTTACGAATCGATTTCGACCCGCCAGTGTATTTCAAGAAGAATACAATTGGAGATCGATACAAAACCCGACAGCGCTTTCGAGCGTAGTTTCATATTTTACAAATACTTAATAAAGGAGTAATAATGGATTTAAAACAGTTAGTAGTAGACAGTAAAGCAGTTTGGATTGACTTTCCCGGCCTTGACGGCTTCTCGGTCCAAGTAGCAAATCTGTCAAGAAAAGAATTAAACGGCGTAAGAAAAAAATGCACAACCTCAAAATTCAACAGAAAAAGCAGAGCATTAGAAGAAAGTTTAGATGAGGATAAGTTTGTAGAAGAGTTTACAAAAGCAACATTAAAAGATTGGAAAGGTTTAACTCTTGCTCATCTCGAAACGTTAATTTTAATTGATACAGGAGATCGAGATTTAGGCGAAGAAGTATCTTTTACTCAACCAAACGCACAAGTGCTGGTAAGCCAGTCTGCAGAATTTGATACATGGCTCAACGAGGTAGTCTTTGATCTCGAAAACTTTCGTACAGAGCCAAAAAGAACAGTGCCTAAAAAGACTAAAGGAGCTGCTAAAGAATAGTGAAACTGGGATGACGGCAGACCGTTATCTCGAAATGTGTGAACAACTCGGAAATGAGCCTGACCCAGAGAAAATACCTCCAGATTGGAACGACTTTCCAGACATAGTAAGTGCAACATTTTACATTTTCAACAATTTAGGAGATCGAGTTTATCCTGATATTGGTTATGTAGGAAAAGACTATACAAATCTTTCAACATATTTTGATGTATATGGAATTGAAGATAAAGAGTTTGCACTTGAAGTATTAACATTTTTAGACAACGAAGCAATTAAAAAATCTTCAGAAGCATTGAAGAGGGAGCATGAAAAGCTAAAGAGAAAACATAGTGGCCGCAAATGAAATTACATTTAAGATCAAGGTTGAAAAAGATGGAACCCTTGGTGTTGTAGCAAAAGATGCGGAAAAAGCTGCAAAAGCTACCGATAAACTCGGAACTTCCACCGATAAAACAACAAAGGCTCGCAATAATTTTTCAAAAGGAGAAAAAGGAGTAGCCGTAGCAGGCATGAACTCCACAAAAGCTTTCTCCAAGATGAATCAAGCAATGGTTGGTGGAGGCGGTCTTGTTGGTGCTTACGCAACTCTTGCGGCCAATGTTTTTGCGTTAACTGCAGCATTTGGAGTTCTTCAAAGAGCTGCTGCAGCCCAACAACTTGCAGAAGGACTAGCTTACACAGGCACCGTTGCTGGACGAAATCTTCCTTATATTGCTGATCGTTTACGAGAAATTACAGGAGAAGCAGTATCAACCGCAGAAGCAATGAATCAAGTTGCTCTTGCATCAGCATCAGGATTTTCTAGTGAGCAAATTCAAAGACTTGGTGAAGTTGCAAAAGGAGCATCCCTTGCTCTTGGTCGAGATACAGTAGATTCATTAAATCGTCTTACACGAGGTGCTGCAAAACTTGAACCAGAACTATTAGACGAACTTGGTATTATGGTTCGTTTAGACGATGCTGCTACAAAATATGCAACAGCAATAGGTACAACCGCAGATAATCTTACTCAATTTCAAAAACGACAAGCATTCGTAAATGCAGTTATTGAACAAGGTGAAAAATCTTTTTCTGGAATTGCAGACGCTATTGAGCCAAACGCGTATGATCAACTTGCCGCAGCTTTATCCGATCTTTTAAAGAACTTTGTTACTTTTTTAAACAAAGGTCTTATTCCTGTAGCTAAATTCTTTTCCAAAAGTCCTACGGCCCTTCTTGGTGGAATTCTTTTATTTTCAAGTACAATTCGCTCACAGCTTCTACCGGGAATGACAAGCGCTGCTAGTGCTTTTGCTGAATTTGCGGCACAACAAGCTGCTGCTGCCGGAGATGCTCTAACAAATATAGAAACAACAGGGAAGCTACCAAAAGTTTATGGTGAATTATCAAGCAAACTTCAAGAAGGCACTGCAACGACAAAAGATTATGAGCGAGCACAACGATCTTTAGGTCGATCAGTAGAAGTACATACTTCTCAAATACAAGCAGGCATGTTTTCCTCAAAAGAGGAAGCTCACTTATTGGCAGAAAAAGTAGAAAAGCTTGAACACGTAAAAAATGCTCAGCAAAAGTTAAATGCTGTTGGACTTCAAACTGCAAAGGCAAATACGGCACAAGCCTCAGCAAATACAATTCTTTCTGCTTCAAATCTAAATGTTCGAGATACATTTAAAAATATATCAATAGCAATGGCTCAGTATCGAGTTCAACTTGCAGCAACTGCTTTAGCAAATGGTGCGGCAAGTGTTAGCTTTGCAGGTCTTAGAACAGTAATTTTTGGTCTAACTCTTTCAATCAAAGCATTAGGAATAGGATTATTAGCAGCATTACCTTATCTTGCCTTAATTCCTGTTGCCATTGGGTTAATAAAAGCAGCATGGGATAAATTTTTCGGTGATAGTGAAACTGTAAAAAGACAAAACGAAATTATTGCTAGTTTATCACACCTTAGCGAAACAGGCTTTCAACTTCAAGAAACTTTACGACGACTTGACGATGACACCGAAAACACAAATGTTGCATTTGATAAAATGAGAGCAACTATAACAGCAACTGCAGGACAAGTTACTCAAATTAGAGATCGTTTAAAAGAGTTAGCTCAAGTAGAGACTTCAGCAACAGTAGACCAGCTTTCAGCCGCATATCTAAGACTAAACGAGTTAGAGGCGAAAAGAGCAGGACAAACTGGTGGCGACCGCAACAGAACTGCTAATCAGATTATTAGGCAAAAAAACGCTATTGACGAATTAAGAGAGTCATTAGGAAAAGTATCTTCTGGAGCGCAAATTGCAGGAATTCAAGCAGCAATTGCAGAATTTGAAACTTCTGGTGGAAGCGAAGAAGAGATTCAACGATTAAGAGACCAAATAGGAGCAATTCAAGATGCTACAAGTGCAGGAAAAATTTTACGAACAGAATTAGATAAAATTCTTAATCCTCCTTCAGTAAATGAAACTACAAATCAACTTCTTGAAAGTGCAAGAGCAGGGTTAAATAAAGTAAATGAAGAACTAGCAAAATTATCAGAAAAGACTACAACACCTTTCGATAGCCTTATAGACGGTTTAGCAGAAATAGAAAAAGCAACTGGTCAAACGGAAAAGAGTACAGGCAAACTTACAGAAGCTGCACAGCGTACTATAACAGTCTTAAATGCCGATCAAAATTTAACAAAAATACTTAAAAAGTTTGGTGTTGAAGCAGATAGTAATACTGCAAAAATGAAAAAATTGGCACTGGTAACAAAAGAGCAGCGTGATATTATTGCGATGACTCCAGAAATAATAAAGAAAGAGCAAGCAGAGTTAGATAAGTTAAAAATATTACGGGGAGAAATTGGAGTTGTTCAAAAGCAGGCTCTAGTAATTGAAGAAAGTATACGAACAGCAAAACTAAACTCTGTTCAAGCACACATAGAGATACTGGAAGCTCTTGGACTGGACGTAGATCAAAGTACAGAACTAAACAAGTTAAAAAAAGAAGAAACAGCGTTATTGGCAGAAAAGAAGAGTGTCCAACAAGAAGGATTTTTAATTGCACAATCGGAATCAAAGTTTCTCCAAGCTAATCTTGCGATGGAACGAAAAATTACAGCCGCAGCTCGAGAACAGCTAGACCTAAAAAAAGAAGAGGCAGTTAGAGCTGCAAAGGCAAAAGCTTTTGCAGACCCTCTTCGCCGTAGTACGACGTTAAGTGCAAAAGAAGAAAAAGCAATACAACTATCTTTATTAAAAGCTGAAGAAAAAATCATTAAAGACGAGTTTCGTATAAAAAGAATTCAAGTAAAAATTGAGTTTGATCTTCTTAATGCAAAGTTTGCTTATTTAAAAGCCGAAGCAGCAGGAAATAAAGAAGCTCTTAGAGACTTAGAGACATATGAAAAACTCATTCAGCGTGCAAGAGTTAACACAGTTCTTGCAATTAATGCAAGCGAAAAATCAGCATTAGCCAATGCAGGAAATACAACAGATCTAGATGCTCGTATGAGAACCGAAACTATGGCAGGTTTTGGAGAGGGGGCGTCAACAGGAGAAAGATTAGTAAGCGGACTACTAGCAGGTGGCAAAGAAGGCTTAGAACAATTAAATGAGTCTGAAATTTTTAGTTCTCTTTTTACTGCACTGGAGCCAATGATAGAAAGGTTAAAATCTTTAGGCCCCGAAGGAACATTAATTGCGTCTATGGTTCAGGGTACGGCAGTAGCGACTCAATCGTGGTTAGCTTTTGGTGATACACTAACATCTGTTCTTCAAAGCTTAGATGCAGAAACTCAACTTATGATGATGTTCAATGGAGGTTTATGGGAGAATTTAAGTGATACGGATAAGTATCAGATAGCCGCAGCAGGATTTGCAGCAATTGCTAGTAGTATTGGAATGTTATCTTCCGTTATGGCAGCAGCATCAGCAAATAGAGTTGCAGGTATTGATGCTGAAATTGCTGCAGAAAAGAAACGAGATGGTCAAAGTGCTCAGAGTGTTGCAAAACTAAAAGCACTCGAAAAGAAAAAAGATGCAGAAAAGAGAAAAGCTTTTGAAACAAATAAAAAATTAATGATGGCTCAAATTATTGCATCAACTGCTGCTGGTGTAATGGGAGCAATGGCTATTTACTCGTTGTACGAATTCCCAATAGCCCTTGTTACTGCCGGAATTATTGCAGCAATGGGAGCTGCTTCCCTCGCAGTTGTAGCCGGAACTTCATATCAAGGCGGCGGAGGAGGAGGAGCACCAAGTGGTCCTTCAAGCATTTCTATGGGTCAAAGAAGAAGTTCAGTGGATCTTGCAAGTGCGCAAAGTCCTCGAGGAGAGATCTCTTATATGAGAGGTGATCGAGGAATGGGAGGGCCAGAAAACTTTCAGCCAGCTTTCTACGGTAGAAAGAATCGTAACTACGGAGGATCTGCAGGATATATGGTGGGCGAGCAAGGGCCTGAGTTATTCATGCCTGATAGACCCGGAACTATTATTCCTGCAGATGATACAGCAGCTTTAGGATCTCCTGCAAATGTAACATTTAACATAAATACTATTGATGCATCGGGTGTTGAAGATGTACTAATGGCACAACAAGGAAATATAATTGGTATGCTTAGAACAGCAGCAAATTCGTACGGAGAAGACTTTTTTGAGTCAGTAGATGAGAGTGTGTATACCACTCCAGCAGTAGGGAGAGCATAGTGGCACTTGCAAATAGATTACCAGATCCATACTATAAATTAGATACTTCTGGTGCAGGAAGCGAAACGGGTTCAGGAGATGCTGGTCCCGGTTTTGCAAATGTAAAACTGACATCAGATCAAAAAATGGCAGTAACAAGAACAAATTCACAACGAGTGATTGCAAGAGCAATTGCTGGACATAAATGGAACATTGATATTGGTTATCATCCAATGACTCGTTCAGAATTTGATCCTGTTTACACATTTTTGCTTCAACAACGAGGACCTTTAACTCCTTTCTTTGTGTCTCTTCCTCAGTATCGCACTGTAAAAAATAGTGGATGGCAAACTATTCTAAATAGCTCAAGCCCTAGTTATACTTTTCCTGTTACAGGATCCGTAGCTGCGGGTGCAACACAGTTAACAATAACAGTTACTCCTTCTAGTGGTAGCTATACTGCAGCTTCAACAAATATTCCAAAACCGGGTGAACTTTTTACTGTAAATGACTCAGATAATTCTAATCATACAAAAGCATATATGATTACAATGGTTGAACGAAATGGAGACTTACAGGCTGGAAGTGCAGCATTAAATGCAAATCAATTACGTCTCACTGTAAATCCTCCGATTACAAAATTAATTAGTGCAAACGGACTTTTAGTTTTTAAAGAACCTCTTATAAAAACAATTGCACCAACTGCAGTACGTGAATACTCTTTAAATACTGAAAATTTATACTCCTTCTCACTAAAACTTGAAGAATACTTATGAGCACAACAGAAAGATCTTTAAACCCTACTTTAGCTACTTCTCTTCAAAATGGAGATGCGTTTCTGTATGCTCATTTGGTAAAATTTGAGCGTGCAAAAGGAACTCAAACGGGAGAAGGCGCAAAAGGAGCAAAAGATTTTGGATATATTACCGATGCTTCTTTTGATATTGCGTACAATGATGGATCGTTTAATGCTGATTTAACTGTTGCGAACGGTAGTCAAACATATGTTGCAAATCGAGTTGTAAAAGTTGGAACAATTGCAGAAACAACTGATGCAAAAGCTTCGTCTGTAGCTCTCACAATCTCATCAGAAGCAGTAGATACAATTACACCAACTGGAGATGCATTTACTTGGGGCACAGGCGGAAGTACAATTACTACTACTGGCACGGATTTTGTTTCTCTTGGATTTGCAGAAGGTGATCGAGTAAAAATTACGCATAATAGTAGCACAGCAGATGCCAATCATAATGTAACTTTTACAATTACTAGTTTTTCTGGCAGCAATAAAATAGCTACTATTTCTCCTGATTCTGCACTGACAGGTGTAACAAGTAGTACAAATTATAGACTCTCAGTAGATTCTACATATCTTACAGGTCTTTTTGATGATCGCGAAGAGACTACATATGCAAACTATATCAATCGTGAAGTATTTATTTACAAGGCTCATATTAACCCTTCGACAGGTTCAATTATTGGTGCTCCGTACTGTATATTCAAAGGAATTATTTCAAAAGCAAACTTAAAAGAAGATCCTTCTAAAAATTCTCGGCTGACTTGGACTCTTTCGAGTCATTGGGGAGATTTTTTACGTGTCAACGGTCGACTCACTTCTGATACAGAACACCGTGCTGTTGGGCTTGATGGCAGACCAGATGCTGCAACTCTTTTACGTGCAGAATATGCAGGTGATTTTGGATTTCAACACTCTCAACAAGCAATAAACATTATTGCAATCTACCAAGTCATGGAAACTCGATACAAAATGAAAAGCTCAGGATTATTTGGGCTGAAAAAGAAAATGGTTGAGTATCAAGTAGAAGTAGACAGAGATGTTGATTTGCGTTTCAATTTAGAAGCACGATATCTTCCTGTAATTTATGGTGTTCAACGTACAGACAGTGTTCCAATATTTGCAGATTCTTTGGCAAGTGACTCAAAAGAAATCTATTGTGTATATGCGATTTGTGAAGGTGAAGTTGGTGGAATTTATGATATTTTTATTGATGACCAATCAAGAATTTGTATCGATAAAAATGACTCTGATACACGAGACAGAGATCGTGTAGTTGAACAAGGTTTTGAAACAGAGAATATTGATGTTTTCTGTGAAGGTAGAATGGATCGAGGAAATACTCTTGCATCTACTCCAGGCTATGCAAACACAGGAAGAACGATTGACGAACAAAGAATTGAAGATTTTCACTCATATGGTAGTCTATATGGTCTATCTATTTTTCAAAGTGGAGCTCTTGATGAATACATTTTTCCACTAAATGAAGCAGGCGTTCCTGCAATAAATGATGCTTCTGGAGTTGTTCATGAAGAGCTTGTTGCGTTTGATGCACCCATAAAAGCTCGAGGAGTTTTTCATGCAGGTCGTCCAACTCAACGAGCGGACGGTATGCTTACAAGAATTGCTTCTGCTGGAGCAACTAATGCCAATAATGGTTTTAAGCTTCAAAAAGATGCTGAGGAACAAGGATTTTATTGGACAAAATATCACAGACTTTTAGATACTGCATATATGTCAATGCGGTATACTATTGCAGAGGGCGATGTAACTATTCCTTCTGTTGATTTTGTTATACGAGGACGAGAGATACAAGAGTATAACTATAATTACGTCTTTGAAGGAATTCCTACAGGACAAGAAACTTCGGGTGCATTTGCACCTACAAACGAAGCAGGAGCTTTTGCGGCTCTTAAAGTTGGCACTACTGTTTTTGTATACAAAAAGGACGGTGCTACTGCACTAGATGTAACAGGTACTGTACAGCTAATTGATAAATACACATATGTAAATAATCGAAAAGAAGTAATAAATAAACTTAAGTTTAATAAAGATCCTCGAGGGACTACTACTACTGAGACGTCATTTATATTAAGTGCAAATAATTCTGGCGGTGTTGCAATTGGGTCTGCTACAATTAAGTACCAATGCATTGCTCATGATTATAGTGCAGGATCGGGCACAGTTGCAGCTGCGCTAGTACGACCAATAAATACAAACGCTGGAGACACAAGTACAGCAACTGCAAGCGATACTACAACGGGAGTAGATGTCGTATGGAACGATGCTACCTATGCAGCAGCCCTTGCCTTTGCTGATGAACACGCAAAAATTACTTTTGAAATGGTTTCCTATTGGGAATCTGTTTCTCAAAGCAGTGATGTGCCTGTGTATCAATTTTGGGAGATCTATCGAGATGAATTCGTTGCAAACTTTAACTCAGGAAATGGTACTTCAGAAAATGTGGGAAGTGCTTCAGGTCCTGATGCAGATGAAGTTCAAAATGTTGCAGTTACAAACGGAATTCAACTTCCAAATACTTTTGATGACGGAAGTAATCCTAGTAGTACGAATGATGCATATGTCGGTCAGATCTGCACTGTTACTCGTATAACAGCAGAAGGAGAGTTGCGTACTCAAAGTCGAAGAATTTCTAAGTATGATGGTACACGAAAAATTGCATACATGGGAGATATTACAAAAGTAGAAACTACAAATACTGAAATTGAAACTGCCACATATAATGTCTTCTCAGGAGCAGGACACGGCCTTTCAAATACACAACCTGTTAGTCCTCAAGCTGGTGGTGCAAGTAATAAAATTAAACTTACTTCTGTTTCTGGTCTTCAAGACGGAGATGTTTTATTTAAAATAACAACTAGTTCAGGACAAGAAACACAAGTTGATGGTTTAGATGTGGGAACATTTATTGCAAATGGAGGTGTAAATAACTCTGATGAGGTTGTAACTCTTAATAATAGTTGTAAAATTGGAAAAAATTCAGGACTTGAATTACATTTTGTACGTGGAAGTGGTGGCGGAGTAACAGAACAAGTTGATGTTACTCCATGGGATTTCTTACCTCGTCCTGCCGACACCGCAGCAGGTCATGTTGCAGATAAATTTACAATTGGACCTGCACATAACTACGGAGTAAAAGTTTCAATAAATCCAGCAATTCAATTATTGGATTACGTAACAAATAAACGTTATGGTCGCGGTCTAGACTTAGATCGTGATATTGATCTTGATAGTTTCAAGGCAGCAGCTCGACTTTGTGACACTTCTTCTGATGTAACTTTATTTGCAAACACAGGAACCACTGCAGTAGTTGGAGATGTTTATAAGTATCATAAGACAATTTCTGGAGCAGCACCTCATACTTTCTGGCAAGGTAAAGTAAAAAGCGTAAATATGCGTTCATACTATGCTGATCCCAATGTAAATAGTTCTGTGTCCTATCAAGAGATTGTTTTTACTGAGTGTTTTGGAAAATTAATTACGCAATGGGAAGATTGGAAATCTTTTGAAAATGCACAGTTAGTTTGGAAAGAACATACTGTTGGTGGAAACAAAGAAAGAAGAGTTCATAAAATTAGTGTTACTGAAGGTCAAACAATTATTTATGATGGAGCAACAAATAACCTAACTGACACGACAAATAATCTTACTAATGCTGGTGATATTGTACTTACACGAGTCTCGGGAAGTGGACCTAGTTCATTTAATCCTTGGTTCTTAGGAAACTTGGATGCAAGCGATAAAAATCCTATTATAAAAGCTTGGGATGAGACAGGAAACTTAGGAAGAGGAGCTCCTTCAGGTCTCGGATATTCTTTATATGATTCTGACTATGTAAAGTACTGGCGCCACTGTGGCTGGCAGAGTCAAAATCAAAGAGAAGTTACTCGTCACCAGACAAATGCTACTATTCGTACTGATCAACCAGTATTTGATAATGTTAATTCAATGCTTGAGCATTTCAACGGAATATTACGGTATACAAATAAAAAATACCAACTAGATGTTGAAACAACAATGACGAACTATACTCCTCCTGATAACGATGGAAATGAAACCGATCCTCGAATTATTAATGAAGATGACATTATTGGAGCCATTTCTGTTGAAGATGCAGGACTAAAAGGCACTGCAAATACTGTAAGTGTGTCTATTCCTGATCCACAGATTCGATTTGATAAAAGAAGTATAACGTTTTTCGACTCAAAATATCTAAAAGAAGATAGAAATATACCAAAAAAGAAAGATGTAAAAACACCATTGATTACAAACTACTTCAATGCACGAATGAATGCAGAACAGTATCTAAGACAATCAAGGTACAGTAAGAAAGTCAACTTTGCAATTGGTCCTGAAGGTGTTCGTCTACTAGCAGGTACAATTATAAAATTAACCTATCCTCGTTTCGGTTGGAACGATAAACCGTATCGAATTAGTAATCTTAATTTTCGAGAGGATTGTACAGTTCAAGTAACTGCTTACGAACATGACGATTCAACATATTTGATTTCTGGAAAGACAAAAGCAATTGGATCAGATCCAGCAAACGAAGTTACAACTACTCCTCAATTAGATGTTCCTATTCCGGGAAGTCCAGGAAGTGCTGATGCAACGGATAATTTAAATACAAAAATTATCATTAGTTGGAGTAATAATCCTTCCTTTGGAATATTAGGAAAGGCAGGAGGCGGTGCAACAAACTGGTCAACAGAAGTATGGTATAGTGACAATGCAACAGCATCAACATCTACAACAAACTTTCCAAATGGCTATCAACCTTTGAAAGTTGGAATAGTTGGTGATGAAACTTTTGAGCATTTAATTCCTGAGATTAGTACAAACACAACATTTTTTTACTGGATTCGTCATGTTAAACAAGCAACTTTAAAGTCTGGAAAAATTATAAATGTTGCTTCTCCGTTCATACCTTCAAATACTGCGAACGGAACTTCAGGAACTGCAATACCTTTTGCTGGAACTTCAACAGGTATTGTATACTTATATAAGCTTGTAGATCAAGGAGCGTCTGCTCCAACAATTACTACTAATTTTCCTACAGTAACAGTTACTTTGGATGGCGGAGCAAACCACAATAGAATTACAGCAATTCCTGCTGGAAATGGTAGTGCATCTTTAAGTGGTACTACACCAAACTATTCAGTAGTTGGTATCAATGGAAGCAGTACTGGATGGCTTACATATAGACCTTCACTTACAAGTGGAAAAGTACTATATCTTGTAGCAGCAACTGCTCTTGCAAATGGATCGGCAACTTCGGATGATATTGCTCGCACAGAGTGGAGTTCTGCTGTTCAAGATACAGGAAATCACGGGCTAAGCACTTCTGTTGTAACTCTATTTCAAACAAGCAATAGTAGCAGTGCTCCTTCTGATCCTGCATCGACTGAAACTTTTAATTTTACAACAGGACTTTTAACTACTAATTCAACAAATGTTGTCGCAGTAAATGCAAGTGCTTTCAATAAGTGGAGTCAAACTGAAAAAGCGCCAACTTCTAGTTATCAATATGTTTGGAAAACTACTGCAGCAGCCGCAGCGGTTACTGCTTTAAGTGGTGCTACTACAGATGATATTACAACAAGTGAATGGGCAGATCCTCAGAATGTTCGTGTATTTGCTGCGCCAGGACCTACAGGACCTGCAGGAGCTGCAGGAGCTGCAGGGGACGAAGGCAAACGCTCGGTACAAGGGTATATCTACTTTACAACCACTAGTAATTCGAATCCTTTTGCAAGTGGCGGCACTGGAACATATAATTTTTCACAAGGTCAAATAACAGGAAACTTAAATCCAAATGTAACTTATCAAAATTTTCCATATGAAGTAGATGTAGGAAGTACTAATTACTATTGGTCTGCTCGTTATACATATACAGATTCAAGTGCTGGAACTACAAGCAACACTGTTACTGCTACAATTACTGCTGCAGTTGCTCATACAAGTTTCACTGGAGTTGTTACTTTTACTGAGGGTACTGGTGGTAATGCTGGATCATTAAAGAAAAATAACAGTGCTATAACTTCTATTGATGGAGGTCAAATTCATACAGGCAGTATTTCAGCAAACGAATTAGCAATTTCTGCAAATACAAACGTTACAAGCGGACCACGAATGTTTTTTAATACACAAACTGTTCTTGGTGTTCAGCAAAATGCAATAGAAATTTTTGATGCAAGCAACGTTTTAAGGGTAAAAATAGGTAAATTAGCATAACCACTTTAAAAAAATATCTCTTGACTCCGAAGATGTTTTGAGATATAATTTGTAAATGGAGAATATACATGACAGCAGCAACCTATGACTTAGTTATCGATCAAGGCTCCGACTTTGCGATTGACTTAACAATTACAGAGAATGGATCAGCTAAAAATCTTACTGGCTATGCTGGTAGGGCTCAGATACGATCAACTCACTCTTCTTCAAGTATAGCTGCTAGCTTTACAGTAAGTGTAGTAAACGCTGCTAATGGAACAATGAAATTAGAACTAGGTTCAAGCACTACAACAAGTATGACTGCAGGGCGCTATGTTTATGATTTAGAGATTCATACAAACGGCGATGCAACAGTAAAAAGACTGCTACAAGGAAGCGTCACTATTAATCCAGAGGTAACACGATGAGTACTCAAACGGGTACAAAAGTCGCAATCTCTGAAGAGATTACAACTCTTTCTGTAACCAATAATAATAGTATTGGACTTACTTTACAAGATGAAACTACAAGTGTAGTTGTAAATAATTTTGCAGTGGGTTTTCAATACCAACAAGCTGCAAATTCAGTAGTTACGCCATACAATACAATTACAGCAACAAATGTTCAAGCAGCTTTAGAACAGTTAGCGGATCAAAATTTTCGAGGTGCTTCAGCTCCGTCTGGTGCAACTGTAGGAGAGGGAGACCTTTGGTATGATACAGACGATGATCAATTAAAAGTCTATAGAGAAACAAGTAGTGGAAACTTTGCGTTTGTTCCTATAATGGTAGGAAATATTTCAGCAGATTCTGATACTATAGACGCAGGCTCGTATTAGGAGATTTATAAATGTCACAAACAATTAAGATAAAAAGAAGTACGGGCACTGGAAAGCCAACAAACGTTGATCAAGGAGAGCTGTTTTATGCGTATGGTTCTGGAGGGACTTACGGTAAAAGACTTGCTATTGGTAATGTAAGTGGTGGCGGAAATACTCCTGAAATTATTGGTGGAGCATTCTTTACAGATATGCTTGATCATACTGCAGGAACTCTTACAAATACCAGTGCTGTTATTGTTGACGGTGCAGGTGCAATTGATGAGCTACGACTAAAAAATGGTGGTTCTGTAAAGTTTTTTGAAAATACAAATAATGGTACAAATTATGCTGCAATAAGAGGAAACTCATCTATTGCGAGTGACCATACTTATACTCTTCCAGGCGCTCCTGTGAATGGAAATTTTTTAACAACAGATGCAGGAGGTGCATTAAGCTGGTCTCCTCTTTCTACAACTCTTACAATTGGTGGTGATAGTGGCGGAAATGACAATGTAACTGTTGGCACGGATACTCTTAATATTATTGGTACAGCAAATGAAATTAATACTTCAGTTTCAAATAATACAATTACAGTTGGACTTCCCGACAATGTAACAATTACTGGCAATCTTACAGTAAACGGTACAACAACTACTGTATCGTCTTCTACAATAACAGTTAC